TGACCAATACTTAAAGCCCAGTGAGTTAAGTCTTTAGGGAAACAGCCGTCAACCACTCGTGTGACTGACGGCACTTTGACTCCCTCCACTTTATAGGAGTGTGCCTTGTCATCATACTCAAGGTCATACTCCTTACCATTCTTATATGATATTATCATTAGAACGGTATGTCGTTATCAATCTCTGAGTCACCACGACTACGACTAGCACCAGAGTCACCCTTGCCATACTTCTCTTTGGCTTGCTCCTTGGTAAGCACCTTGATATCATGGCAATATTTCTGTGTCATCTCTTGGGTCATCTTCCTAACTTCAACTTGCATGGCAGGTTTACCTTCACCGCCTTTCTCTGCCGCCCCAATCCAATGCCATCCCGGCTCTGATATATAAATCTTACTCTTATAGTCATCCTGCCAAGGCTCTTGCTTATTCTGGTTAACCCATAAGCCCGCTTTGTTTTCTGTTGTAAATTTCTCAGACATTTAATTCTCCTATGATCTTCTGAGGTTTGCTTGTTCTGTACGCCACGTTTCCCAAAGGATTTGTGCTGTACCTCTATGAGATTTCATTATCTCAAAGTCTGCCACTGCATCTTCATACTGCTCCCGCCACTCTTTGTACTCCTTTGAACATCTTGCTTTTGCTTCCGACTCAGCCATTGTTTTCTCGTACCGACGATGTTCCAATAGCCCTTGTGCAATAATAATCTTTTCATCTTTTTCGAGTCCTTTAACTCTTGCTGATAGTTTACCATAGTCATCATCACTTTGCGAGAGATACTCTAATATTCCCTCAACTTTTTCTTCAGTCACTAACATACTGTAGTCTCCCCTCCTTGAAGGCTTGATTCTGTGTCTTCCATATAAGTAAGAACTGATTATCTAATATATCATGGTCGCCATTGTGAGCCTTGTCATGGCACACATAACACAATGCCATAGTCAGCCAGTCATGCGCCTTCATTGCCATGCCACCACCACTCCACGGCGTGTGCCTATGCTTAAGATGGTGAGCAACCACGGTGCCATCATCAGCACCGCAGTTAGTACAAGGCAATGTAGCCACCCAATCAGTATACTTCTTTGATCTCCAACGTACATCTTTAGATAGTTGCATCTAAGTTATGCTACCTCTGTTGATTAGAATGTCACAGTAATGCTTGATCTTTTCCAGATCATCATCACCCCCCTTTAGTTTATACCGACAGATGTACTTGATAATATTTCCCTCAATAAACCCCATGTTATTTTCTAAAATAAAATCAATCGGTTGTATTGCTAGGTCATAATGTTTAGGTGTCATGCTTATTTACCATCAGATACTACTTGTTCAATTAATTGATACACTATTTCTTGAAGGTCTTTAACTTTTTCCTCAAGGGTATCAACACGTTTCTGCATTTCTAACTTATGTATGCCTTCTCTTGGAGAACTGTATCCATCTAAGTTTGCTCCGCTCATATTCCACACACTCCTGATAAGCATTGTTCTTCTGAGTTATCTTCATACACCACGCCTCTCTTGTTGATTGCCTCTTCGTATGGTACTGAGGTAATCGGTTGACCACCACGAGCGCCATCTGGGTAGACAGTTAGACCTCGTAGACCTGATGCGTATCTCTGAATCCAGCCTACATATCTTGCAATAAGATCGTCATTGTTATGTTCAGTATCCCATGCAGGTAGATTGATTGTACTGCTGATAGCCTGATCTACATAGGCTTGTACATCATGCTGAAACTTGATACGTCTTTCTGGGTCTTGTGCTAGATCAACTGCTGATTCAATCTTGTTAGGCTTAATGCCCATCTCAATTAGAATCTGTGCTGTACCATCTACCACGAACTCATGCTTCCAACGTGTACCATCGGTAAGATATCTACGCTTGAATGCTACTGAGTAGACTGGCTCGATACCTGATGTTGTACCTGCTAAAATACTAATGGTTCCAGTAGGAGCAATAGCCCTTACACCTTTAGGTATTACACGATACAACTTATTACAGAAGTCTCTTGATGTATTGTCAGACTCATTACGGTATACCTTGAGCCATTGCTTTAACTCATCAGTCACCTCATACTTATGACCACGCTTAAGTAACCACTCGTGCATACCCATCAGACCTAGACCTAACCGTGAGTTCTTTTCTCGTACATCATATACCTTTTGATAAGGTAGTTCAGCACGTTCTAGACCACACACTAGGAACTTGGTTACCAAATGTACTACGTCTTTGAACTCTTCAACCGACTCAATTCGTGACATATTAACTGACGATAGATTACATACATCACTGTCATCCTCAGATACCACTTCACAACACGCGTTGCGTAACGTTTCATTCTGTTTATCTCCAAAGTTAAAACTAAATCCCGGTTCACCTGTCATCATTGCTTGCTTGACATTCTCTATAAAGACTGGATTGTTCTTGTCTTTAAGCCATGCGTCATCATAATTGAGTGATACATTCATCATGTCTAGCGGAGCAGGAGCATTGAAGTCTGCCTCTTTAGCCGCTTTCTGTTCTGGTGTCCAGTTCTTAATCTTCAAGAAGTCTTGAGCATCTTCGTGTTGCCAGTTCATACTACCATACATGGCTGACCTACGACTACCACCCTGCATTACGTTGCGTCCAATCTCATTAGTGGCTAACAAGAAAGGTATAGGCCCACTGCTTACACCACCAGTCTTGGATAGTGTACGACCCTTTGGTCTGAAGGCTGACACATCAATACCAATACCACCACCTGTCATTAGGCAAGACCCTGCACGTTTCCAAAGGTCTGCCCATTCTTCACGGCTGTCCTCTTCAGCCTTGAGTAGATAACAGTTGTTATAAAACCTAGCCTTACGTCCTGCATACCAGAGATACCTACCTCCCGGCAACCACTTGAAGTCAACCAGATACTCAACCAACTGATCTCGTTCTTCCTTGGTTAGCAGTGCTGTCTCAGTACCACCGTTAGTACCTGCAACAGCATCAACCACGATGTGTGCCCTGTCTGCCCATGTCTCGTACTGATTCTGGGCATACTTATTTTTAAATATGTTGAGTCCTAACTCAGTTCTAAATTCGCTCAAGCCGCCTCCTTCTTTTTAAAATCATCTGATTCATCTTCACCAAACACACCATACTTATAGAACCCTGCAATCTTTAGTACCACTCTAGACAATGCACGTTTCTCTGCCATTGCTACTGGGTAAGACTGCTTAGTATTGTTAGCCGATGCTTCACCGAATGACTCCATTACAACGTCACCTTTCCTAGCAATAGCCTTAATAACTACAAAGTCTGGCGGTACAATAGACTCAACATAATAATTAACCTCAATGTTATTATGGAATTGAATCTTCTCGATACCACTACGAGTTATGATAGTCATACCACGACCACCAAACTTTAACTCATGTGTATCTTCACCCTTGACTAAACCGTTAGCCATAAACAACTCACGCAACATCTCATTCTTCGTTGACATTATTTGTCTCCTGATTGTCTGGTATTAATACCTCATGGTAACTACCATCATCATTGATGTAACCATGATACGTCTTAGTAATTACTGTCTGCCTCTTAATAACAAAGGGATCATCTTTAGTTCCTCTGCCTGACATATCTCCGTAAGCATACTTCATTGGTGAAAAGAATTCATCCATAAAAGTTCTTGGTGTCCAATTACTATAACTCGTTTTCATTTTGCTTAGTTAATCTCCGTAGTAAATTAAAAAAATGCTTGGCATCTATAACGACAAGCGGTTCCTTACGATTCTTCTTCATAAATAACACAGGCTCGTAATCACCTGAGTTACTTTCACACTGCTCATATGCAGACCAGACATTTAACTTCTCTACATTCTTACATTCTACACTATACGGAAACATTTGTCTAGCCCTATCAGACAGTTGAACATCTTCACCTGATTGCCCCATTGCAGTTGATCTTACATCATCTTCAGGAAGGTTGAACATCTCCCTGATCTGATCCCTCACTAGTTTCTGGAGGTATCTCCCCTTTGATTTTGCTGATTGTGGGCGCAAAGCCTGTCTTCCTCACTATTTTTTCGCATCGTGCAAACCATTCTTCCCTTGTCTCATCGGGTAGTCTAGCACCTTTGCTTTGTTTAAACATCTCAACATAATTAACATCTTTACCATCTAAATGCTGAGTCGAGTGGTGCATTGCCCAGCATTTGTCACACATACTATGTGCCCTCTGTGTCACCATCCTTCCGCAGTTGCAGATATGATTCATAAGCGTCCTGTAATTCCTTACCCACTAGGGTTCTTGATTTAGTTTTCTTTGGTGGCTTCCAGTATGGATCAGACTTGCTACCTCTATAGTCAGTACCCAACTGTGTCATCTTCACACTGGAGAAAGCACCTACATTTTCCTTAACATCTGGTGACAAATCCTCTAGCCTTTCTACTCTTTTGGTATTCAGCACCTCACTAATGGCTACAGTATCGTCGATGTTACCCTCTTGTACCTCCTGATATGCCTTCCATATCCTTTTAACATATGGTTCTTTAAT